GAGAACTTGGAAGAAGAGAAAAAAATGTCGGTAGAAAGAAATGTTGGTGAAAATGGTAACAAATCACTTGACTTAATGAGAAAATTAACCGATTATTTAGGAAATTAAAAAAATTTATAACATGGACGAAAAGTATTTTATTGCAAAAATCACAACCGATATGATTGATGAAAAATCGGGAAAACTTAAAAAATTAAGAGAAGAAAAATTAGTAAAAGGTTATAACCCTACTGATGTTGAGGCCAAAGTAACTAAAGTTTACGAAAACTACACACAGGATTGGAGATTAACGGCAATTGTTGAAAGTAAAATTGATGAGGTGATAGAATAAAATTTTCACATTTCGATAATAATAAAAAGGGGGCATTAGTCCCCTTTTTTGTTTTTTTTAAAAATGACACTATTTATAATAAATTAAAAACCAATTATTAAATTAGTTTAATTAAAACTTTTTTAACATTGGGGATATTTATATAGTAAATTAAAAACATACAAATGGCAAAAGAAAAATCTTTAGTTGAAGAAGCAATCATCCAAATGAAAAATTTAGAGGATGCAGTTGCTGAAAATGCAAAAGGAATACTTGCTTCAACTATGAAGCAAGAAATCAAAGAACTAGTAAAAGAGTCTCTGACTGAACAAGAAGATGAGATTGAAACAGACATTGAAATGGACGAACCTGAAATGGAAGACGATATGTCTGACGAAGAAGGGTTGGACTTGGATATGGATAATTTAGATATGGATGATGAAGATTCTATGGATGATGAAGATTCTATGGATGACGACGAAACTATTGACCTTACTGACGTTGATGACGAGGATGAAATCTTACGTGTATTCAGCTTAATGGGTCCTGAAGATAATATCGTGGTTACCAAAGATAATTCAGGTAATATCAATCTTAAAGATTCTGAAAAAGAGTATATGATTGTCGGAGAAGGTGACGAATACCTTGATGAAACAGAAATGTTCGAAATGGATGATATGTCAGATTTTGGCATGGAAGACGAAGACGAAGACGAAGACGACATTAATAGCATCATCGATAAAGTATTTAACACTAACGAAGAAGAAGAAATGGATTTTGGAATGAACGAACCTAAAATGGACAGTGAAGAAATTGTTTATGAAATAGAATTTGACGGAGATGAAACTGATTTTACCGGAGAGGGTAGTTACGACGAAGAAGAAGAAATGGACAGTGAAGAAATTGTTTATGAAATTGACTTTGACGGAGACGAAATTGAATTTGACGGAGATGAATTTGAATTTAACGAAGAAGGAGACGGTGAAGAAGACATGGGTCTATACGACGATGATGAACCTGTAATGGAATCTAAAAAAATGTCAATCAAACCTAAAGGTGTCGGAATTGGAAATCCAAATAAGAAAAAAATATATTCAAACAAACCTAACCAAGAAGGTGGTTTTAAAACTGTAAAAAGAACAGTTAATAAAACCATGGGTACTGGTAAAGCAAAATTTGAATATAAAGACGGTGAAAATCTTGACGGTGATATGAAAACTGTTAAAAAGGTTGAAACCAAAGAAGCATCAAGAACTTTAGGAAGTGGTTCTAATTTTAGAACTGGCGGTTTACCAAAACCAAGAGCTCATTCAAAATTTAACACGGCAATCCAAAAAGAAAGTATTGATAACAGAGAATTACAAGTTCTTAGAGAAAAAAATGAAGAATACAGAAAAGCACTTAACATTTTTAGAAATAAATTAAACGAAGTTGCAGTGTTCAACTCAAACTTAGCATACGCTACACGTTTGTTCACAGAACATTCAACATCAAAACAAGAAAAGATTAATATCTTAAGACGTTTTGATAGTGTTGAAACTATTAAAGAATCTAAAAACTTGTATAAGACATTAAAAGATAACCTTTCGTCTAAGACAAATCAACCAATGAATGAGTCAATTGAAAGAACTATTCAAAGTTCTCCATCGACAGGGTCATCGGCTAATTTGATTGAGTCTAAAACATATGAAAATCCTCAGTTCTTAAGAATGAAAGATTTAATGTCAAAATTAAAATAAAATAAAATAAACTAAAAAAAAAATAAAAAACCAAAAAAATGGGAGCATTATTAGAATCAGGTCTTGTTGGTAACATCGGGTTAAAACACCTTAAAGTTATCAAAGAAGATACAATTAACAAATGGGATAAATTAGGATTCCTAGAAGGCCTTAAAGGTCACCTAAAAGAAAACGTAGCTCAATTATATGAGAACCAAGCGTCTTTCTTAATTAACGAAGCAACGTCTGACGGGTCTTCAGGTTCATTTGAAACTGTTGTATTCCCTATCGTAAGACGTGTATTCTCTAAATTATTAGCGAATGACATCGTATCAGTACAAGCTATGAACTTACCAATCGGTAAATTATTCTACTTTGTACCTAAAATTCAAGGTTATTCAGGTGGTACTAACACTCAATGGAGTGATGTATCTTCAGGAGACCACTACGCACCACTAGGAGCACCAAACGGACCAACATCTCAAAATGCAGGTTACACAGGAGCTGGAGCGGTAAGTAAAAACCTTTATGACTTATTCTACGAAGGAACTGAACCAGGTTTAGACCCAGCAGGTTTATTCGATTATTCAAAAGGTCGTTGGTCAGCAATCACTGCTACAACCTCAATCCAAAAATGGACTAACGGTTTATTAGTTGATGCTAATATTTCAGGTGATACTGTAGGTGATGCAACTATCCCTTCAGGTAACACAAGAAAAGTTATCGTTAAAATGTGTGGTTTTGCTGATACAGGTGCAGGTAAATTAATCGGACCTGATGGTAATGAAATGGATACAGAATCTTTCTTATCTGATTTAATTATCTTCACAGGTGCAGGTTTATCTGTTTCTGCAACAAACCCATGTCCAGTATCAACAGGAGCTTTATTGTTCAGAGTTGTTACTCAACAATATGGTAAAGGTATCGTTTCTTACGGTAGCACTACTCAAACTACTTGGCCATCAACTGGTAACGGTGGTTCATTCAAAAATATCTGTTCTGCAGATGGATGTATCTACTTAGAAGTTGATTTATCTTGTCCAGTATGTGCTGATTGTGATTCTACATCTTTAGATGGTTACACAGGTACTACTATTACTCAAGCGACTTCAGGAACATCATTATACGCAGCGTTTAGACGTTATGAAGAATTAGAATTTGAAGACAAAATCGGTGAGGTTTCTTTCGACTTAGATTCAGTTACTGTATCTGTTACAGAAAGAAAATTAAGAGCACAATGGTCTCCTGAGTTAGCTCAAGACGTTGCTGCATTCCACAACATCGATGCTGAAGCTGAATTAACAGCTTTATTGTCTGAACAAGTTGCGGCTGAAATTGACCGTGAAATCTTAAGAGATTTACGTAAAGGAGCTGCATGGAACTTACGTTGGGATTACAACGGATGGAGAAGAATTTCTCAAACAACATCTTATACTCAAAAAGATTGGAATCAAACATTAATTACTGCAATTAACCAATTGTCAGCACAAATCCACAAATCAACTTTGAGAGGTGGAGCTAACTGGATTGTAGTTTCTTCTGAGATTTCAGCTATTTTTGATGATTTAGAGTACTTCCACGTATCTAACGCATCTCCTGAGCAAGACCAGTATAACATGGGTATTGAAAGAGTTGGTACTCTTGCAGGACGTTACCAAGTTTACCGTGACCCTTACTTCCCAGCTAACACAGTGTTAGTAGGACACAAAGGAACATCATTGTTAGACACAGGTTACATCTACGCACCGTATGTACCTCTACAATTAACACCTACAATGTACAATCCGTTCAACTTTACTCCGATAAAAGGAATAATGACAAGATACGCGAAAAAAATGGTAAATAATCGCTTTTACGGAAGAATTACTGTAGATGGTGTTAGAACATTCGATTTAAGAGAATTGAGATAATCAAAATCTTAAAGAATAACACTAAAAGGGACAATTTATTGTCCCTTTTTTTATGCTCCCACATTAACTATATGTTTTTTGGTCAAATAACTTATATTTATTTATATGAGAAAAATAGAATTAACCGAATTTCAAGTTAAAGAAATAATAAAGTTATACACTGAAGATTTATTAGGCTCCCCCACTATTAGTGAAAAATTAAAAATACATAAAACAATTGTTTTAAACACATTAAGAAGTAATGGTATTATTCTTGGTCCGTCAGGTAGAAGAAATATTGGTGGTAAAAAAGTTGCTGATAAAAAATGGAGAGATTCTAATAAAGAGTATATGTCTAATAAATCCAAAACTTGGTATGAACAAAATAAAGAACATCGTAAAGAATATCTTAAAGAATACCGAGAAAACAATGTTGATAAAATTCGTCAAATAAAACGTGATTACGAAAGAAATCGTAAAGCGAGAGACCCCCTCTATAAACTAATCAGTAATTTCAGAACTGCTATTTACACCGTATTAAAAGAAAGTAATGTGGATAAATACGGACATTACTTTGACATATTACAATACACTCCTGAACAACTAATATCCCATTTAGAAAATAAATTTACAGATAAGATGTCTTGGGATAATTATGGTGAATGGCATGTTGACCATAAATTGCCTATAACTTATTTTAATATCTCTGAAATGGGAGATGAAGAGTTTATGAGATGTTGGTCCTTAGATAACCTACAACCAATGTGGGGTATTGAAAATATTCGTAAATCAAATAAAACGGAATAAGATAAAGGATACAAGAAATTGTTTCTTTTTTTTATATTATAAAAAAATATTAATAAGTTATTTAAACACCAATTACTGTATAATTAAAAATTTTGAGATATTTATTAATAAAGAAATATTATGAATAGATTTAATTTAAATACTGAAGAAAGAAATAGGATTTTAAATTTACATGAAAGTGTTAGAGAGAAAACTATTAAAAAAATTATTTCAGAGGCGGGTCCATATGAAGATGGGGAAATCCCTGTTCCTAATACAGGAACAACTGTCCCTACTACAGGAACAACTGCGACTCCTGGTACACCCGCAGGTCCAGGTCTTTCTGGATTTAATGCTGATTCAGATGGTGATGGTTCCCCTGATTATTTACAAGCGCAAAATCCGCAAGATAAATCTGCATTAACACCTGCGACTCCTGGTAAAACAAACTACTCGGCTAGTGATATTCAAACTTATTTAAAAACTAAAGGACATAATTTGGGTACATCAGGACCAAAGAAAGATGGTGTTGATGGTAAAATAGGTCCTAAAACTATTGCTGCGATAATTGCGGCGTTAGGAATAACAACAAATGTTGCACCTGTTGGGGCACCTGTTGGAGCACCTGTTGGAGCACCTGTTGGAGCACCTGTTGTGGCAAAAACAAATAATTCGTCGTCACAGACATCAGGGGGTGGTGACCCATCAACTGATGCTTAATCTTTTGTTTCGTCTTTAATTACTTGTTTTGACATAACTCTAATTGCCCTTGACACAACTTCAGACTCACCTAAAGAATACACACCATCGTGGTACGCTTTCTTAACTGCCTGTATTAATATGTATGATGCGTTGTCTTTATCCATAGACTGTAGTAACACATCTAAATGGTCTTCAGTTAGTAGTGGTATTGTGTCGAATAGTTTTCCAAATAATTGTTGTTCTTCCATTGTGATAATATCTTTTTTTGATGTATTTATAAGTATATTAAAAATTCTATGCTAAATCAATTAATAAAGAAAATATTGCTCGAAGCAACTTCTGATAGTAGTGGTGGTAGAGGGTCCTATGTTTCACCTTTACAACTTGGTATTAGGAAATTTAGTAAAGAGTCGTTACAACCATTTACAACACCCGTATCAAAGTATATTAATACTGAGTTGGAATACGATAGTTATGACGGTAAGATGAGTACTCCTAACAAAAAAATTAAAAAGATGGAAAATAAAGCAAAAAAGATTTCTAACTATATTAAAAATAACCCTATGTCAACATTTAGTGATGACGATGGGAATAATATTAATCAAACTCCTGGTGGTAAAAAAAGTATTGTACCAATTACAACATTAAAAGAATGGATTGAAATAAAAAAAGATACTGTGGTTGTTGGTGAAAAAAAAGTAATTAAACTTAACGAAAATGATTTAATAAAAATTGTTAAACGAGTTTTAACAGAACAAACTGCACCTATGATTTAGTTTATTAGGTTTTTGTTATATTTTTTCTAAAATTTTTTTAATAGAATATTTGATATTAGAAGTAATTTCTTTTTCAAATTTATTACGTCTTGACTCAACTTCTGAATCAAATAAAGTAACTACAGAATTCCACGAATTATCTCCTAATATTACAGTGTACGAATAAACGTGGTTGATTATTTTTACGCTATAATTTTCTAAAATTACGAAAATTTGGTCTTCTTCGTTTTTAATATAACGTTTGTTTGAGATTGGGGTTAACAATAAAACAGTTTCATTTTTTTTTATTAATTTTTCACAAATAGAAACACAATCTTTTTCGTATGTAGTAATTTTTGGGGTTGAAGACCGATAGAATTTAATATATTGTTTTTGGATTAATCGTTTTAATTTGTGAATAATTTGTTTCATAATCTTATATTAGTATTTATTTACAAATATAATGATATTATTTAAATAAAAAAATTAATTATATATTTTTTTTTAACAATAAGCTCCCGAACAATGTGTTTCACCATCAAGACCTTTCATTTTTCCTTTACATACTTGAATAGCGTGACCATTAGCATAAGCACTTGGATATACGTCATATGTTGCCTTTGCAGATGCAATACCTCTTGCACAAAGGGGTGTACCTGTTTTTTTACGACCCTCCATCATGGCCATATCTTTATCATCAATAGACATAGATAATTCCATACCGTCTTTTTTGGTTTCATTCATTAAGAAATCAAACACTTGGTCTAAGTTATTTTTAGATTCTGCGATATGGTCTTGAGCCCAGTCATGTCCATTTTCTAAAATAGATTCAACCATATCATGGTCTAAATCTAATAACAAATCACATTGTCTTCTCATTTGTTCTAAATTACTAAAAAACATGTATCTTTGAGATTCTTGTTCACTTAATACTTTTTTAATAAGTTTAGTTAAGTGTGTTTCATTAAGTTTAACTATCTGTTTCATATTAACTATTTAATCCGTTACCACCGATAAGAACCGCGTTCATTTGAACTACTTCTTGGCCCGCACTATTTATATAGGTTGGATGTAGTGGAATTATTGTAATTACCGAATTGTCACATACTTCTTGACATATAGTGGATTCAGTGTTGGCACTTATTGGCGGTGGTGATACACAATCTTCACAATTTGAAAAAGGTCCTGAAACGTAATAATAATTTGTTTCACCCGAATTAGTTAACCCATCAAAAGTTACGCAAAATGGTGTTCCACGACCAAATTGTATTTCATAAGTAACACCTGTTGTAGGAGCACCAAAGTAACTACAAAAGTTAGTTGCTTCTATATTAATTTCTTCTTCTGTACCACATCGTATAAACTTAAAATTTAAAGTCTCCTCTGATGATAGAATACCAGTTAAACACGCACAACAATCGTCATATAGTTGAAGAAAGTATATATTTAGAGTTTCAGCACTCAATGTTACTGCCCCAACAGTACCACAAAATGGAGTCTCGCTAATACCGAACTCTACTGTGGCTCCTAACGTTAACGTTGCTGCAGAAATAATGTATACATCATTAGTTACACATTCATTTATAATATAATTTGGCATAGCTTTATTTTTTTACTTTTTATTCATTATTTGAAACTTTATCGTTCTTTTATTTTATAAATATCTTATTAATCCAAATATTTCATATTAACGACTTGGAATTTAACTTGTCGTTTGTATGTATTTATCTCTCCGCTACTATCCACCTTAATATCTATGTAATACTCGTTAGGTATTTTATCTCTAGTATCAAATATAAAATAGTATTCGTTTGGTGTTCTGTTAATTTTAGTCCAATCTTGAACCTCAACTTCTGTCTGACCTTCTCTAACATAGACTCTATAATAAGCACTAACATTTTGTAAAAGTTTTTGAGTTGTGTAAGCTTGTTTTATGATAACACCAACTTTTCTAATGTCGGTATTATATATTTTTTCATCTTGTTTGATACCATAAAAATCAAATCCATATAATTTTGGGTCGACAGAATTAGTACCAATTTGAATTGAATTTTTTAATGGTTGTATTGTGAATTCATTAAATGATTGAGGTAATGGGAAACCATTGTAATTTAAGTTATACCATTTATCGGTAAACATACATGGTGTTTGATACCCAATAAGTGGTGGTATAATAACTTCATAAACACCTTTAGTTCTTTGGCAGGTAGTTAATCCTGTTAATCCGGCAATTTCAGTCCCCGAAGAATCCATAATAGTAACATTTGGATTGTTGTCTAAATTGATTGGGTTACCATTATCAAACAAGTACAAATAAAGTTTATTTGTCTTACCTAAAGAGAATAAATTTCTATCGTCTTCAATAAGGTCGTTATAGTTTGTTTCTAAAAACGGTTCGTAAAATGTTTGAGTATGTCTTGTAAAAAATTGAGTTTCATAGGTATCAGTAAGTCCCGATAAGTTTTCAACCTGAGGTTTGTAAGCAATTCCCCATCCAGTTACATTAGTTAATGAACCGTCAATAATTGAATTTATTTCGCTAGTCATATCAAAACTAACATTCTCATTACCAAACTCAAAGTGTTGTACGTCAACAATAGTTATTGCCGAATAATTGACCCCCGTACCTGTTGCGGTATTTGTGTTGTCATATATTCCTGGTTCTGTCCAAACCCCAATGGTTGTTGTTTGAAACCAATTTGATGGTCTATCAGAGAAGTTCTTATCAAAGTCACTATAATCGTAGATTAAGTCGGCAAAATCATAACCAACACCCTCATCCCAAATTTGTGGGGTTAGTGGGTCATTATTGATATAAGGAATTCTAAATAATATTAAATCAAATGATGTTGCTCTTTTTCTACCTTGAGATGTTGAGGTATTTAATAACTCAATATCAAAGGTTGAGGTATTCACCATTCTTAAAGTGTGGACAATTGTGTCGGTACAAGTTGTTGAAATTGTGCCGTCAGTTATTTTCTGAAATAGTAGTGAAAGGTCTAAATCGAATATGAATCTACTATACCCACTAGGGTATTGAGACACTGCGGTAGAACCATAAAATAATTCCGTAACTGGATTTCTACCAGTATTGGTGAAACTGTTGGATATGATAGTATTGTTCTTGCTAAAGTAGGAGTTGTTAATTGACATTTAAGTGTTTTACTTATAAATATCAATTAATTCGGATATTTTGATTTAAGATGGTATTTTCTGCGTCAGCAAGAATTGCATTAATTTCTGCGGCGGTTTGTCCATTACCTGCAGCAACCGGAATAGGTGGTGCCGTGGCAACAGGATGTACGTGTCCAGTAACAAATGAAAATATTTTTCTAAGTAGTGACATTAACTCATCACCCCTTGTTGTTGGATATGTTTTACTATAAATACTACTTTCGTCACCAACAAATTTATCTTGTGGTATACCATATAAAGTTTGACTTAAACTAATTTTACCTTTAGGTCCTGTAGAGTCTTGTGATAGTAAATAAATTTTTTGGGACCCTAAAATACCATAGGATACATCTGAAGGAACAAACTCGGATGGTGTAACTTTTTCAATCTTAATATCCCCTTGAGGGCCAATAACAGCAGTACCATTTTTGTTTTCCCAAACTAAAAACCACCCACTATTAATTAATCCCATATTTAATTTAATTTTACTATAAAACTTAACATAATTAGTTAATTCCGCAACATCATTTACAACTTGTGATGGCGAGAATTTAGTACCTTTTTGATATGTTAATTTTGATGGTGTAACTACAAAAGGGAATATTTGGTCTTGGGGTATATTACGTAATTGATTATTAACAATATAATTAGGTAAGTCAATAAAATTTTTAAAAACTCCATCACAGAATTTATTAATTAAACTTAATGAATCGTTAAAATTTGTGGCGGTAAATTTAACCTCTTCAATAGGACCACTATAATCAGTACCAACGCTTAAATTAACAATAGTATCGGATTTAAAATTTTTACTATTAACTCGTTGACTAGGAATTACATTATATAAACCAACAGACCCATTAAAGACATTCTGAGTATTTTCTAAATTTTCAATATCCCAAATTATTATTTTTTTAACCACCTTAACATTTTCAATTAATCTAGTTTGGGTTTCTTGAGGTAATAAAAGTTTTTGTTGAGTAAAATTTGAAAGTTGTAAGAATGACCTCAAGGTATTACCAACAGGTATTTGGGTTGTACTTAATACTTTTGTTTTACCCGCTCTAATTAAAACCTCATTTTCTTTAACAACAACATCGGCAGAACCACGGCCTAATAATGCGTTATCGCCTGGTTCAGGAAATACGCCATAACTATCTTTGTTACGATATTGTCCTTCACTATTTTTAATTGAGATACCTTGTTTAATTCTATCACCAGACGCTAAAAATTTCTTAGAACCTTGGTAATATTCAAAAGGTGTTGTCATTGGTGATGAAAACGGACCTTGAATATAGAATTGGTTTTGAAAGTTAAATTTTTTATTTTGGTATATAATGTGTACGTACTCATTTTTTTTTGGTACTTGGCTAAAATAAAAAGGTAATAATGGTAAGAAGATTAATGGGTCTTTTGATGTCCATTTATCAATCTTCTCATTCCAATTGGGAACTGATGCTATAATATCGGTATATGTTTGAGTTTCAGGTATGACTCTAAGTCTACCTAACATCATCGGGTCTTCGTTATCATAAACAATTCCCGGAAATATAATTTGATGTATGTTAGATTCGTCTATTTTCATTATTTACTAGTTCTGTTTTGATATTCTTTAAGAATAGTATTGTAAGTTAATTCTAATTTATCTAAATGTTCGGTCATTTTAATAACGGCGTCTTTGGTAAATTTAAAATCTTCTTGAATAAAATCCATAACAAAAGTCAAATCTTTATTTGAGTGTGATTTGTAATCTTTTATTATTTTTATGGCTTTTTCTGATTGTTCTTTTTTCGTCATAATTACATTTTTTTACCAAAAGAACTCGCAGGAACTGTCAGACCTGCTGGGGTCATTGTTAATGCCCCTACCGCAATTTGTACCTTACCATTTTCCGCCTCTTCCGAAGCCATAGCTTTCATCTGTCCTAACATTTTTAAAACATCTAAATTAGGACTTCCGTCAGGCATTGGTCCTGTTGGAATACCAAGTTTTTGCATTTCCTCAATAGCCCCAATAAATGCTCGAGTTTCAGAATACCCTCCCGCAAATTGAGAAGCAAATAATAGAGGTAATGGTATATCACCACCCCAACCTGTTCCCGCAATTTTTAACAACCACAGAATTTCATCAATAACACTTTTACATTTACGCCAATCTGAAATAAACTGAGCGACAATAATGATAAGTTGGATTAATTTTAAAATTATAATAATTCGTTTATCCAATTTTTCTCTGGCAACGTCTTGGATTACCGATTGTATTAAATTCAAAATATCTTTTTTAATTAGATAAAAAAGTTCTTTAACAAATAACGCTCCAATTTTTGATATTAAATTTATAAAAAACTTTTTAAAGGTTTTCATAAAATCAACAAATGAATTAACACCATCAACAAATGTTTGACCTATTGACTTTAACATTACAAATATTGGTAATAATATTTTTGGAGATAGTAGAGCGGCGGCAATTCCTTGAACAATTAATTTAAGGAAGTTTAAATCTACCGCGGCTTTAATATTACCCTGAATAGCAAATCCTTGCCATTCGGGATTATTAATTAACGTTTGAGTTAACGCATCCGCAGCATCAACTAAGTCCTTATCCTCAATAAAATTTAATGTACCTAAATCATTTAGAATATCATCATAATTAACCGGTAATTTAACATTACCACAATCTTCAAATTCAACCACACCATTTTTAATGTTAGTAACTCTTTGGTCTATATTACGTAAATCAATATCTGTGAATTCAAAAAATGACTCATCAATATCGTCTAATTCCGCCAATTTTGCAATACCACTAACATCAATTTCTTTTTTATTGTCAAAACATAAACCTAAAACCCTTTGGATTATCATCATAAATTTACTAGTATCTTCGGCTTGAGCAACACCAACATTAGCACTAATAGATATCGCCCCGCTTAATGACTCCATAATATTTGCCATAATATTTGTAAACTCAACAACCTTAATTGTTCTATAATAATCCGCTAAAAAAGTACCAACCTTATTAATACTACCTATTCTATTTGCAAGAGTTACCTTAAACCAATGTCCTGTCTCACCTAAAGCGTTTATAGTAACGTATTGAATATCAAATAATGCTTGTCCTGATTGACCAATATATTGTGCTCCATTATCGGTTGAATAAGGGTTACCACTTTGTATTCTTTCATATAATTCTTTATTCATTGAGAATGGATAAAGTTGTATTGCAATTGGGTTTTTTTCGTATAAGACTTTTCCATCTTTACTTGCAGGTACTTTCTTTAATAGATTGATTAAATCTATTGAACTTACTTTGACATAGATTACCTGTGCGGCATATGTTTGTTGTTGGTCACAGCCAACAGCGTTTATTGCTTCTTCCTGAAGAATTTCGATGATTTGAGGTTCAATATTCTTAATAGTTCTAATTAATGTTTTTTTAACGTAACTAATTGTACTAGCACCTTTACCGCCAGTAAGGTTATTAATGTCTAATAATTGTTCAAATTGATTTTTGATTTCTTTTTGAAATCTTTTAGTTTGTTCTTTAACTTTATCTAAAGATTCTGTAACGTTTTCTTTTGCAGTATCAAAAGACTCTCCGGCAGTTTTAGAGGTGGTGTCATATTGAGATTTTAAATCTTTGTATGAGGTTGTTGCCGAAATCTTTTTTTGAGCGGATTTATAATCAACCCCTAAATCTAATGAGCCCATTTTAGTTAGTTTTTCATTTTGTAAGACCCATCAGGTTTAGATGCGTCTTTTTGTATTAAATTTTCTAATAAATCATCATCCACACCTAAATCAGTAATTGAGAAACCACCACTTCCTGCGGAGTTAGACTTTTCCCACATAGTAGATTGTAGTTTAGATAATGTTAATTTTTTTTCAACACAGTCGTTAATAATTTTTTGTTGTTTTTCAATAACAGGGCCTATTAGAGTCATATCCTCAGGTTCTTTCATCATTGTCAACATTTTATTTTGTATTCTAATAGCCGTGTTTCTTTGTTCAACAAGTTCATTATAAATTTCTTGCATCAAAGATAACATTGACTCCTTAGTTAAATTAATTTCTTTTTTTTGCGGTCTTCCCATTACAATAAATATTAACTATAAAATTTTATTTAACCATATTTTGTACTAAAGTATAATACATCGATTTGTATTTCTTCATTGACCCCCTAATTTCTTTGGTTGACAAATTTGTCATTTCCCTTAATGAAAGTAGTATTATATTTTTATTAAATTTATTATTATCATTACCAATAAAAATAGATTCATAGTTCTCAAAAAGGTCATGTAATGCATACCCTAATTTGACTTCATTATCCGATAAATTTTCATTTTTTAAAAAATTGTCTAACTCAAGTAAAAAGTTTTTGATTACTTTTTCTGAGTCAATACCTTCTTTTTCAATACTGTACGAAAAGTTGGGGTTATTTTCCAAACTTGTGGAAATATCCTCATATGATATTTTTCGGTTAGTTTCTTTTTGGTCCTTAATGATTTGCCCCATAAGATAGTTCTTACAGATTGTACCAAAATATGAATAAGCTTTTTTCTCCCTAGAGGGTTTAAACTTTTCAATTTTTGTCATTAAGAATGAGTGAGTGTCTACATGTATATCCGTAAAGTCCATGTCTTTTCTATATAATTTGTATCTTCGTATTATTGAAGATATCATCTTATCTAAAGGTTTTTTTAAAAAATCGTTATAAATTTTATTTCTTTCTTCGTAAGTTGTTGCTTCTAAAAATCTAACAACGGCCAACTCTTCTGGAACATCAAAATAATTTAATTGTTTAGGTTTTCTACCTTTCTTCTTTAACTCAACATTTGTATCTCCTGTTAAATTAATAATTTCTGTCATTAAACTGTTTGTGGTTCATACTTTATGGCTCTGTCATTAATAAAAAAGTATTCTTTTTTGGCAGAGTCAATCCAAAATCTTACTTCGTCTTCTGTTAATCTATCGTCGCCATTTTTATAATTCCAAAAAATAGAACCATCTCTCAGGTTAGTGTGTTTATAACCAATCTTAGGTATTGACATAAATTTAACTGAATTATGTGTCATTCTTAAGAAGAATTCGTAACCAAATGTTAATTTGAATGAGGATTTAATTAAACCAAAATCAATAAACGATGATGTTTTAATTACCATACCAGAAATTTGAAAATTTTGATATTCTAATAAAGTTTCATTAGTTAAAATACCCATTTCAGGTGTGAAGTTTGCCGCAAATGTCGCTTCATTAGTAAATCCAGCAAATTTACCTGTTTGGTCTGTATCAACAACAATAGGTAAGAACGCGTCAACATCTGAATACGCATTAGAGTAAACCTCAACGTTTTTGAACCAAATGCTCGAATACTCATCATCAAACTCAAATAGAGAAACCCATTTAGATTTTGCGGACCTTACACCGTAATTTATTTGTGATGCGTAGTTTGCATCTTTTGTCCACTCAACTTTAATAACGTTTAAAGTTCCAAAATCAAATTGATTGATATAATCAACAATATACGTTTCGTTAGTGTGAACGATAATTAATTCATTGATACCAACTTTTTGATTTTTTAATGACTCAATACATTTTTCAAAGTATTCAGTAAATCCGTTTGCTTTTCCTGACTTAATTGGTAAAATAACCGATACGTCAAATTTTTGTGTGTTTTCCATATTATTCTTCAATAATTTCTAGTTTAGTTAATTGTTCTTCAAATGAAGTAAGTCTTGTGTTAACGTAATTGTTAAATAACTTTACAGAAACCTCATCGAATTCTTTTTTTGTTGATAAATTCTCAACAGTTTTAATCATTTCCTCATATAAATTAGGGTTAACATTGTCCTCTAACCAATTTTGTAGGAAGTCCGCAACGAAATCTACCATTTGATTCTTATTGTTAATCCAAATACCATTATTCTCTGACATCCAAGGGGGTAGTAAGTTTGGTGTTAAACCTAAGACAGGAACTCCACAAGTCATTGACTCTAATGGGAATGTACCATAAGCACTTTTGTCATCAATCCATACAGATAAGAAACTTTCTTTTAATGCTTTAGCAAATTCTTCTTCAGATAAACCTCTCATATCTCTAAAAGTGACCCATCTATATTGTGGGAATTTTATATAGAAAGATTTAATTAAATTAACGGAATCTCTTTGTTCTCTTGAATGAACCGCAATGATTGGTTTTGGGGGTAATGTTTGTTTGGTGAATGATTCTGAAATAAACGGTCTTAAAATATCATAAGAAATACCTTTCATTAAATTTTCTAAAAACTCCATTTGAGATTCTGATGTGGTAATACATTTGTAAAACCCTAATTGTGACCAAGATTGTCCTGGTTGCAAGGTTTCCAATACGTGGTCATAAGCTTGACATAGTACAATTTTACCACAAGGCAATTTAGAAATTTGACTCATCACAAATCCGTATAATTCAGGAATAACAATAAAGTCTTCAGGTGAAACTTCTAAGTTTTCGCCTTCGATTGATTTATGGGGTAATGATGTCATGTATGATTCCCCTAACCATCCTGATACGCCAGTGTAGTCAGGTTTCTCATGTAAAATGATTGGGTTATACCCTTCATTTAATAATGACATCCCTAAATTATAGATGTAAGCAATTGATGATTTGGCGTTACCCTTAGTATCCTGAACTAAAAGATAGATTCTTGATTTCTTATCTTTCATGTTTTGGATTGACTGTTCTAATTTTGAAATTTGTTCTTTATTCATGGTATTAGTATTTGTTTAGTAATTTTTTATTTAAAAGTGTGTTAAACGCTAATTTAAATGGTATTGATATTTCTGAACCTTTACCTGCTAAGGTTTCATCAATTTCATCTGTGACATCCATAATCACTTCTAACATTAGTTTAATTGTTTCGTATTTTACTATATTAATTTGTGTACTCTCAGTTTCGCCAGAAGACGATAATGAATCTTGATTTATTTGAATGTATTCGTCAATCTTGTCTAAATCCAAATAGTAATGTTCTCCTAATATTTTTAACATTATAAAATAGTTTTTAATTTATCTTTTAATTCTTTGATTGTGTTTATTGTGTGTTCCGACTTAACATTATTATTATAAATTGTTTCATATTTAATTAATATCTTATCTGATGGATGGTCTAATAATAATGCAGGATTTGCGGTAAGTAAAACATCAATTTCATTCCACATGGAGTTAATTGTTGAATTACTATAAAATTTTACTTTTTCCACTAAACAACCAAATTTTGATAGGAAGAATAATGAGGCTGGTTTTGATTTACCTATCTCATCGGAAACAATTAATAAATCGTGATTGTCCCTTAAGTTAACATATATTTCATTTAAATCGTTAAATGTTGAATACTCTGATGACTGTGAATGACCAAACACTTCCATTGGGAATTCTTCATACAGAAATGTGAATAATTCATCATCAGATTGAAAGGTGAAATGACTTCTAAGGTCCAAACTTGTTACGGGAAGATTTATCTCATATTTAAAGGAATCCTCATCTTCAAGACCGTCCGTTTTATCTATCATATATTTTTGATAGGTTTGTTCTATTTTATCCAATGTGTTTCGTAGAACTCCATTAATTTCTATACCTATTCTCATATACATAAAAAAATATGTAAAAAACCCAATAAGTAAATTAAATTAAATTTATACTTATTGGGTTAATAATAATTTTAGTTTTCGTATCTTTTTAAGATTTTACTTATTAAAGGATTTCTAACAACATCTTCGTGGTTGAATTCAAATGTTCCGATGTCATCTAAATTTTGAAACTTTTGTAGTGCGTCCCATAAACCTGTTTGAGTTTTGTCTTTATGTCGGTCAAATTGTTCTAAGTCACCTGAAAGGAAGAACTTAGAATTAAACCCAATTCTTGTCAATAGTAATTTCATTTGACTTGGAGTTGAGTTCTGAGCCTCCTCAAACAATAGAATTGAATTGTCAATATTCATACCTCTCATGTACGCTAACGCAAAAACTTCAATTGCCTCAATTTCTTTTAATTTTTCTCTAGCTTCTTTACCAATAATTTTATTTAATAAATAATACGATGGGAAAATATAAGGGTCTAATTTTTCTTCAACATTGCCAGGAAGTGACCCTAATTTTTCTTCTGCTTCAACCGCAGGTCTTACGATAATAATTTTTTCATAAGGTGTTGTTGGGTCTGACAATAAGTCCACCGCAGCTTTCATGGCAATATAACTTTTACCAACACCAGCAGGTCCTGAACAAATAGTAATTTGACTATTAGTTAAAATGTCATAATACTTTTTTTGATTTACGCTTAAAAACTTTTCTTTAGTTTTTCTTTTAATAATCTGACTAATTAAGTCTTTTTTACTCACCGGTTTATTGGTGGTCTCCGGAGTGGGGGTTATTGTTGGTTTTCTTTTTCGTTGTTCAGCCATAGTTAAATTGTTATTGGGTATCTTAATCGGTTATATATTGATAAATTCATTATACCATTACTTTAATTATTAATCATTTGTGTAAATTACTGTAGTACTGGTATGTATTTTTTTAATTTATCATAATTTTTATTAACAAACGGCACTAATCCATTTTGATAGTCGTTCTTTAATTCTATGTCATTTGATTGTTGAACCCCCCTTGTTTGGCTTTCATAATGGTAAGCAACTGAATTACCATCAATTAAATTTTCAAAACCTAAGGATAGACATTTTAAATTTAATTCAACATCTTCAAAACAAGATTGGTAGACCTCATTAAAATAACCGCATTTTTCAAACATTGTTTTTCTAATCATTAGTAATGCCGCTGTTGAACCTACTACCTTGGATATGTTTGTATAATATCCGTAGTATGTACGTAACCCAATATGAGTTGCTTGTAGTCTTTTTAATTTGTCCACAAAAACAGTAATCCCATTATGTTGTACTGTGTTATTTTCGTAATGTAATCGACACCCAACGGTTCCAGTTTTATTGGTGTCTTTGAATATCTTTAACATGTTATATATTACATTATTCAGTATTTTAATATCGTTATTACAAAATAAAATAAATTCATACTCATTAGGTATATGGTTTGTAACCACATCATTATTTATTTTTGCAAAATTGTAATAATCATATTCAATTAAAGTGATGTTATTATTATTACTAATTAACTCTTTTAATTTTGTTTTACTATCATCAGAGGAGCCAGTGTCGGCGATAAAAATATGGAAAAGAGTGGGGTTACAATGTTCGTAAAATGATTCAACGCAATTTTGGATTAATTCAAACTTATCTTTTGTTGGGATAATAATTGCAACTTTACCAATATTTTTAATTGGTTTTTCAATTACTTTAGGAACGTAAACACTGTTAGGTTTTAAATCTAATGGTAATATAGACAAGAATTTCTCTAAAAATTTAACCTTACTTTCAAAAAATTCGTTATTCGGTTGTCCTACAGATTCATGTGTGATGTCAAAAGAAAACGTAACACCAATCTTAACATTTTCAATATAATTACTTAAACAAAACGGATGGTCATAAAAGTGAAATTTCCCAATCGTTTCGTCAAACGTGTTTTTAATTTTTGTTTTGTCGAATGACATAAATAACCCATCAATAGTTACAACAGGTATCAGTTGAGGTATTTTTGCAGAATATTTGTTAATCCATTTATTTTGACCTACAGGGTGGTGATAAACATGACCAACCATAGTTGTTCTCATTTCCTCCCAGTATACCCCTGATTCAGGGAAATAACATGACCCCGCCTTACCAATAATTCCATAGTCAGGATTATTTTCAAAATCACTAACTAGTTTCTTACCCCAATTTTTTTCTAATTTAATGTCGTTATGACAACAAACAACAATATCATATATAGATTGTGATATACCTTTGTTATATACCTCAGCCAAACTATACTGATTATTGTTTTGAAATTCTAATATCTGTACATTTTTTAACCCAACAGTTTGTAACAAATGTTGTTTAAATTTGTTATTATATGTTTCGTCTTTATGGGTTGAATATATTATTGTTATCATATATGGTTATCTCAATAAATTATAGATGGATAATGGTTTATTAAAGTGTGTTTTAGTTAATGATTTGTTATAACATTCTTTTGCAAAATGCCCATCAGCATCATACTTGTTTATAAAAAATCGACTAACCCCAACAGTATTTCTTGAAATAATAAAATTGTGACTATCAATCTGTCTAACATCTATTACTTTACCAACAAGTCTTGTGGTTCCATCTTTGTTTAATTGTATAAATGAAATAAAGTCAGAATTACAATTCTTAATTGTTTCCCATAATTCAGGATGTACTGAGGTGTCATCATCATTAAAGTATATATAACCATCATCAATTATGTTTAAAGCATAATTTCGTTGGGCATGACCAACTACACTACCTTTTTCTCTATATAAATGTGGCTCACAATTTAATGGGATTAATTCCTTTTTTGGTAGTTCATCCATATCAAAGACAACAATCCATCTATAATTTTCTTTTGGTATATTAATAGTTTCACTAATTACATGTAGATTCTCAGGTCTACTACACGGTGTAATAATATTTAAAAACATTGTTAATTAATTTTAATTACCCAACTAGTATCTTGGAACGTTTTATTTGGTTCACCCAATTTTTCTTTAATTGATTGGACCACCCCACTCCATACAGGATGAAAATCATGACCACCAATAAAACCACCTTTAACAATTAATGGTTTATAATTATCAATATCTTTATTTACTTGGGCATAAGTGTGAATACCATCAATATAAATAAAATCAAAACTTTCATTAATTAATTCATTAATTGCGTCATCAGATGTTTGTTTGATTAAACGGATATTACTGAATGTTTTAGTATTTGATATAAATTCTTCGTATACCTTATTTAAATCCATATGATAACAAGTTATATCATTTAAGTCATAATCATTAAGAAATGGGTCTATTGAGATAACTTCTTTAAAATGTTTCGCAAATATTTTAGTAGACTCACCAGCATACGAACCAATCTCAACCATTCTCATTTTAGTAGTATCCCCAAATTCATTCAGATATTGTATTAAATCCATTAAACCTTTGGTGTAATGCTCATCTCTCATTACATATAGTTTATTAATTTTTTCTTTATTTACCATTTTTTTAAATTTGTAAAATTTTTATGAGGGTAAATAGAACCATTGGTGTAGTTATTAAAACTACTTAGAATTCTATTTGGGTGTTCATTAATATGTTCAGAGTCTTTTATAAAAATAGAAACATAATCCGACCATATATCCATTTCTTTATCACTAGTGTAGAGCTCAAGAACCTCACAATTATACCCATTACGTTTACCCCAATTAGACATGGCGTTTCCACTATCAGGAAAAAATCTCCAGCAGTCAACAGGATATCTATGAAAATCCCCGTTTGATGGTGCGTTTAAATAAAAAAGACCTGAAGGTTTCAGAACCCTCATAATTTCCAAAAAATTCAACCAAAAAAATTCACTATGTTCAAAACAAGATGAACTAATAACATAATCAAAAGAGTTATCTCCAAAAGGTAAGACATATTGGTCTTCAAGTACGACATCAACACCAGGTCCTGAGCCTAAATCAACCCCAATATATTCCATATTTTCAGGGGATAATGAACGGATGTTAAACCCTCCAATATAAGAACCAATTTCTAATATTTTACCCGAATCTTTTTTATTATAAATGTAATTCGTAAAAAATCTTTTTGAGTTATCTTCAGCAGTTTTGTGCATAATATTAATTATATACCTGTAGAACCAAATCCGTTATCGTTTCTATCTTTTTTGGTCACTTCATTTTTTTCATCTAAATAAACCCAACCACCATTAACTACGGGGCATAAAACTGCTTGAGCAACTTTCATACCTTTAGTAATTGTAAAAGGTTCTTTATTTGTGTTGAATATAATCACTTTTACTTCACCTGTGTATCCATTATCCACTGTTCCTGGTGAGTTTAAACACATTAAACCTTGATTAATTGCCAATCCACTTTTAGACCTAACTTGGATTTCATAACCATCTTTAATATCAAACGATAGTCCAGTTGGGACTAACCCTCTACCAAGACCTTCAATTGTCACATCTTCAACTGAATATAAATCAAAGCCAGAATCACTTGCGTAATTATAACTTGGTGTAACCGCATCAAGATGTAGTTTCGTAAATCCTAAATCCAGTTTAGGTTTATAGTTTTTCATATCAACTTCTAATTGTTTGACATCAATACCAAACTCGTCAAGTATTTGATTATAGTCAATATCATCATTTTCTGGCGTTGATAACATTAATTTTAACTCTTCCGCTTTTTTCTTTAAAAAATCTAAATCAAATTCTTCTGTCATTATTTAAGTTCTTTTAATTTTTTTATCACCTCAATTAATACGTTAACATCTCGTTCGCAGTATTCTGAGATTTCTTTTAATTTTCCGTGATTCCAATATGAATCGTGTACTTTATCACCAGTAATTTCGCCCTCTTTTGAAGATGGAACATCCATTGACGCACACATTAAGTCTAATGAACCAATTGCAGTGTAAGCACCGTATTGCCAAATTTCTTTAGTGTCAATAGCCTTAATTTCCCATGGTTTTGTATCGTATGATGGTAGAATTGATGGTGGAAGTAATCCATTAATAATCATTCTTTTGGCAATCATCGGAATATCAAAATTCTTTAAATTATGACCACACAAAAAGAAATCCAATTTTCCGCAACGGTCCAATAATTTCTGACAATCACGTAATAATTGTTTCTCATCATCACCAAAAAAGGTTTGCTTTTTAACTTCACCATTATCCATAACAAAGGCGACACTAACACATACAATCTTTGCAAATTCGGGAACCAATGAGGTTCTTGTTGAAAATATAATATTTTGTCTTTCATCTTCATTTTCTCCCTTAGTTGAGTCTTCGGGGAATCGTTTTAAAAACCAATCTAAATACTTATCAAATTGATGTGCAATCTCGGGATGATTTTTAACACAAGTGTCAAAGTCTTTTTCAATCCCAACGGTTTCTATGTCAAGAAACAAAATTTTAGTAATAGGTATTTTAATCATTTGTATCTAAATTTTTTATTATTTCAGGATTTTGTTTTAATGTTTGTATTGTGATTAAATCTTTAATTTTAGTTGTTGACCAATTGTGAGACCTTGTAGTGTAAACGACATTAACTGGTAGATGGTCTCCTGTAAATCGTTTACCAATATAATCGTCACCCAAAATTCTAACATCAGGTTTAAAAAACTCAATTAGTTTTACTAAATCTTCTTCAGTTTGATATGTCACAACGTCATCAACATATTTTATTGACATCAAAGTTTTATATCTTTCATATAATGGAACGACTGGTTTATACTTTGTAAATCTTGTTTCGGACGGGTCTCTTTGTAAAAAAACCATAAAGTAATCACAATGTTCTTTTGCCGCCTCAAAAGTGTAAATATAACCTGGGTGTAGTAAATCAAAATTACCTGCGGTGAACCCAACTTTACCTTTTTTATTATACATATTATTTATTTAATTAATGATTTATAAAATTCTGCTCTATCTTTAGTTACGTTATTTAAATCGTATTTGTCTTTAACTGTTTCATATAATCTTTCCCCCATATCAGTAATTAAATTAGGGTTTTGGATTAACTTTTTAATATGTTTAGACCAATCACTATGATTTCTATGTTCAGGAACTAACATTGCGTTACCATCAACAAAATTACCATTTTTTAAACAATGTTTCAAGTCAATTGTATAAGGACCAATTTCTGAAGCAATTAACGCTTTCTTATAAAATCCTGCCTCAATAACTTTTAATTGGGATTTCATTCTATTAAAGATGTGATTTTTAATTGGTGATAAAGAAATATCAAGCTTTGAATAATTCATTGCGTAAGATGTTACAGGTTTAGTCCATACTCTGACATATGGTAATTCTTTGTTAGAAACATAATCACCTTCTTTATATTCTATTAAAAATTTTTTATAATCTTCATCCACTAAATTATAGTTGTTTGTAAAAATTTCTTCATATTTTGACCATACAGTTTCATGAGGTAAAATATCTCTACGTTTTTGTTCACCTGTTTGCGGATTAATTTCAGTAACACTACCTCTAGTGTCAAAACCACAAATAACATATTGAATTTTGTTATTAATTTCAGAACCGTTTTTTTGTGTAAAACCTTGTAATAACATTAAGTCATGTAAGTGAGATGAACCACCTAACCACCCAACTCTGATTCTATCTGATTTGACAGTCGGTTGATTAAATTGAGGTTCTTTTGGGTTAATTGCGTTAGGGAATACAACAACGTTCTTATTAAATTTTATAATTTCATTTGCAAAAATATCCGTTGTTGTCATAACATAATCGGCTTCTTTTAAATTTGCAACAATTTTTTCGTTAATTTTTTGTTGTACAATTATTTGATGAATAGGATGTTCTTTTGTCGGTAACCAATAATCATCAATATCAACAATGACAATAACCCCAATTGATTTTAAATTTCTAATAATATTAGGTGTATTATCGTAGTTACTTCCAATATTTCTATGTACGTGTACAATTTGGTATTTACTCCAATAACTCGGGTCACCAATTCTTGGTTCGTAGTCAATGTCTACGTGAAAGTCATCGGGATATAGATTTTGTAAGTGTACGTGGGGGTCGACCGAGCGAAATTTCCCAACACCACTTTTATCACTTGGTAGTACTAAAACATTAATTTTTTCTTTCATATTATAAAATTCTCTAAAAAATATAATAAGAAATTAAAGAAATATCAACCGTATTAAAATAAAAAAACCCCTCATAACTATGTGGGGGTTTTTTATTTAATGTAAACTTCTCTTTAAGCTATTTTTTTTATCTTAGTAACCTTACCTTCAAATATATGTTTACCTACCTTAAAGGAAAATATTTCATTTGATTTTTGGGTGGATTCGGCAATTAATCCATTTTCTTGTAACACTTCTTCAACAACTTCTCTTAATAATTCTTTTAAAGTTGATAAATCTTGAGTTGGTATTGATTGTTCTACCATTCTATTTGGTTGATGACCTTTTGGACTTCCTTTAGCATCAAGATTCATTAATCTAGACGCTTTATCAATCAAATCATTAGATAATGACGGCCCCGCCATTGAGTTTGGTTGATTGATGGGGTGTTCTATCATTAATCTTTTAATCTCATCAGGTAATTTAGAAGACATTACCCTATCTTTAGTTATTGGTTGTTGATGTGATGGGGATGATTGAGTAACTGATTCCTGCATAAATTCTTGTGGTAAATTATATTTAGCTTGTGGAGCTTCATAATTTTCTACCGTTGGACTTGTCATATTTAAATTATTACCCGCCCTTGGGGTGTTATTATGCTTATCCATAATAGCTTTAGATATCATTAATTTTTCTATTAAGTCGTTTTCGTTTGTCATATCTTATATTATTGGAGGTTGTTAATTAAACACTGCGTTAATAATAATTCTATTCATGCTTTTGTCCCCTGATGGATTATACCCTGGTTTAGACGATTCAAATTTTTCTCCCGTTGGTTTAAATGATAATATTTTATCAACTCTGAATAATCTCCACCCTGGTAAAGGTTGTTCTCCCTTATATGCGGTATGAGAAGACCCTTCATTATCCCAAGCTCTTAAAACAGGATTATCTGACTTACTATACCCAAGACAAACAGGTTCAATTTCTCTTAACCCTCTACCACCTGGTTCATCACCATCATAGTAAATTACTATCTTATCTCTTTTTTTTATAGCATCAACGATTGAATCAATCGACGCTACTTCTAAAATAAGGGATTTAACTGTATTGTAAAGTTTCATTACGCACTTGGTGTAGTGTATGGTGAGTTAGGTTTAAATTCATTAATAACTATCTCAGCCTTTCGTTCTAAGATGTCTTGAATTGCTCCCGCACCTTGATTATAAACATCTAAAAATCCTCCAGTACCTTTACCTTGAGCATCGCCATCAGCGATAGCGTCAGGATTAACTGCCGAATATTGGTTTGTTGGTTTATAATCGTTCTTTGGGAATAACTTTGCTCTTTCCATGTCAGCGATTGATGACAAGTCATTTTTAGGTTGTTCAAACACAATTGGGTCTATTGTTGCCATATTATATTATTTTTTTAATTAAATTGTTTATTCTGATTAGATTCTCCATAATAGCGGTGTCATATTTATCAACAGTTGCTTTATGACTTTTACTTGGTCTATTAATTGTTGTCATGTCATTTTTTTCATGTGGCTGAATAAATTGATTAGGTAAAACCTCAGATTTATTCTTTTTAGTATTGTATACATTATCTCTCATTGAAGTTAAAGTATTGTGAACCCAATTCTTAACATAATGGCCACCATTCAATATATAAGATAAATCATTTTCATCACCCTCAAACTTATCAAACCAATTTTTCATTCGTTTTAATTGTTGATATGTAACCTCACGACTATCTCTTAGTTCTTTGTTTCTCTTATAACCCTCAACACTTTCGTCAGCACCTCCTGCGGCATCATGGCACTGTTGTAAATAACTTACAACCTCCTCAGGTAGGGAAAATTTATTTCCGTATAAGTCTTTATTCATTTGATTTTAATATGTTAATTAATTTAGAAATACTGATACCTTCTTTATCCGCTAATTTTTTAATTGATTGTAAATTTTTAACTAATATCTTACTAACGCTTTCATCACGTTTTACAACGTCTGAACTATCTTTAGATTTCTTAGTTAAGATATCCTCAACCATTTTAATCATTTTTTCTTTTTGTTGTTCTTCAATACTATCTTTTTCAGAAAGTCTTTGTTTTAATTTGCCATTAACTTTTTTAGCTTTAGGTAATTTACCAAATTCTTTCGCTCTTTGTACCGGGTTCTCTACACCCATTTTTTTCAATATATTTACCGTTTGTTTAAAATCTTTCCCTTCGGTCTCAACATACCCAAAGGCTTCTGAATAATCCACCTCAGAAACAATATTTTCTTTTTTGTCTTCACTCTCACCATAATAAACACGGTAACCTCTTGTTACAGGGTCATTAGTTGTTCTAGCCATAACAACAGTCTGGTCCATTGTTTTTCTTGGTGAAAGGGTTAAATTTATTAAAGGAATTTTTGAACTTAACATTGTTCCATCAGAATCAACTAACTCTCCAATCTCACCTGAAGATTTTTTTACATCTTTTAATTTATCCTCAATATCTTTTGTTGTTTGTTTTTCTTTTGAGTTTAAAACATTATATACAACATCTTTAACTTTTTTTGCATCTTTTTTATCGAAGTCTATTTTTTTGTCTTTTTTTCTAGATTCACTTAAAGTGTTAGCAATAGAATAGTATAAGGAGATTTGGTTACCCCTATCTTTTAGAAAGAAGTAATAATTATTACTGTAGTATTCTTTGTTAAAATTTATCATAACATATTTTTCAATAAATACTTCGATTTGGAGTATTTATCATAAAAAAGATGGCAAGTCAAAATATAAATCAGTATTATCGTCCAAATTGGTCTCTAAAACTTAATTTAGACTCTAGTGATATGTCTTTGACCTCAGATGAACAAGACTACAATCAAGAAGTTGTTTTCTCACCATATTTGATTGCTCAAACATATGGAGACAGACTCCCGATTTATTTTGACATTAACAATCCTTTAAGTGTTCAAAATCAAACACTTTTGTATAAACAATACAATAATAATAATATTTTTGTATCTCAAAATTATTACAATCCAAATAATGAAGATTTAACTTGTTATTCATCATCAACATCATGTGATATTGGGTTAACAGGTATTGATAATGGATTAGTCGACCAAATGACCGGTGAAACGATAACATTTACTAAAGGATTATACTCTGATTATTTGAAATTTAATAGAATGTACTATGACCGAAGACTTAAGTTACACCAAGTTACAGGTCACACTATGTCACCTAATGTAAGATTTTCAGGGTTCAATAAAACCGTGTTATACGAAGTTGTTAGTAAATCAAGCCCTTTTGAAGGTAGGTACCACGAATTATACGGTGGGTTTTATCAAGGATTTTATAAGTTATTTGGGTTTGATTATGAAGTTTTCCCTGAAAGAATGAATAAAGGGTGGTCGGTTGAGATGGTGTTAAAACCAAGATTATTCAACGAACACACTCCATTACCAAATGAAACAACTCTTAATGAAATTTATCCAAATAATAAAAATACTTTTTTTTATTTTGGGACTAGGGCTGAAAATAAATTTTATCACCATGCAAGTGGTAGCCCATTATGTTTTTCAGGTTATAATAGAGTTACATCAGGTTTAACTGAACTACAAACATGTGCATGTTGTAATAGAACAATTACGGATAGTAGATGTATTTTTGTTTATCCACCTAGGTCAGTGAATAATATCCATGACCCTCACGTTAATTATGGTTGTGGTAGTTGTAAGGGAGACCCACAAAAAAAAATTACGTGTGGTTGTGATTGTAATTTAGACCCATGTGAAACTTGTGGATGGGAGTGTCAAACACACGTATGTAGTACGGTTATTGAACCAACCCCAACACCTTCACCAACGCCAACCCCAATACCTGATTGTGAACTACCACCTGTTTGCTCACCATCATGTGATGTTTGTACACCAACCACGACTTGTTATAATTGTAATACAGGATTTACCTCAATTGAAAATACTTGTGAGACAAACCCAATATATGATTCTATGTCAAACGCGTTATCTTTTAGATTATGTGGTGACCCAAAAAACCCTGGTATTGGTGTTAGAATGTTAAAATTTACGGGAGATTGTGTTACTACAGGCTCTTGTGAAACAAGTGGAATTACTTACACTACAGGACACACTATTGTTGATTATTGTACACCACCAATTTATCCTACATGTTTATTAGAGAATCCTGCGTGGTTAGATGAGGAACATTGGTTCCAAGTAGACGCGGTATGGGAAAGATATACATGGTTAGATACTTGCGATTTATGGTATCGAGGAGGACTTGGTGATATAACTGAAAAACTTTATTTAGAGTCACTAGCCAATAATGCATCGTCATTAATAACTGTACCATACACACAAATTGACTGTAAACCATCAGAACAAATCGAACTGGTCAGGTTAAATGAAAAATGGTTAATTGATAAATTATACAGAAACGGAAGACTTAAAATTTATGTTAATGGTAAGTTATTCCATACTATAGAAAATTTTGAGGAAATCATCCCAAGAGGATTAGATACTGACAAAGAAAAACAAGTTGGGGTTCCGTTTAATATATCGTGGGGTGGGGGTACTCAAGGACTTAGAGAAAATTTAACTTTTTCATCAATAACACAACCTTACGGACCATATATACAAGACCCTGAAAATTTCCCAATTAATGATTTATCAGGAACAACATTTAGTGGATTAAAAACTAATATATTAATTGAGCAAAATTTTGCGGGAACTTTTGATGGTGCTATTTCACAATTTAGAATGTATGTTACCCCGTTATCGGCACCTGAGGTAAAACACAACTTTAATTTATTAAAAAATATTTTCAGAATGTTTAATCCTGATTGTCCTGACTGCTCAACATCGGTTTGTTTACCTAACGACTTTACCTACAAAATATCCGATGAGACAACCACAACAACCACCACGGCAAATTTAACAACAACAACTACAACCTCAAATTTAACAACAACAACTACAACCACATATTCACCAACAACAACTACAACCACATATTCACCAACAACAACTACAACCACATATTCGCAAACTCCAACACCAACAAAACAACCATCGGTAAGCTGGCCCCCAACTTCAACACCAACACCAACACCTACACCTACACCTACGGTTTATACACCTGGAGAGTGTATTCGTTTTATTGATGATTTTACGGATTGTACTGGTACAATTGCATTACCATCAAATATAAGTCCTTCAACTCAGATTAATGGTAAATCATCATATTATTTTACTTATTTTGCTCTCGCCCCACCCACCGTATTAATGAGGATTTCTTGGGATAATATAAATAATTATTGGATTTTAGAGGATATGTCCACATATTATCCATTACCTAACCCACTCGCATATCTTCCTATAAATAGTCTTACACCAATTGGGGGAACGAATCAATGGCTACCACTACCAAATATTATAGGTAGTTGTCTATATGGAGGCGGTGTAGGAATACAGAATATAAATTTTCTGACGTATACGGTTATTGGAGATTGTTCATCTTGTTGCAAAACATTCCAATTATATAGTGGATTTGGACCTGGAACTGGTTCAACGTATCAAATTTTATATTGTGATAATACTGTTGAAGTTATTGATGTACCATTATATGTTACCATAACTTATAAATGTGCAATCAACGTAATTAAACTTAATGGTGGTGGAACTGTAACAGTTGTTGATATCAATTGTGATTGTGACCCAAATAATCTAACTTTATTTAATGAGCAAAAATTAGGTAGAATATTTATTGAGGACAAAAGAGATAACAAATATTTAATTCAAGATAAATTAACAATACCTAAAACAACTATAACTAAAAAAGAATGGGATGGTAATGTTTGGTGGGGTAATCAAGGCAACACACCGCAATGTGTTGGTTATGCTTGGGCACATTGGATTTGTGATGGGCCAATAACTCATAGAGGAGCTTTACCAATAATCCAACCATCGTTGATTTATCGTGAAGCTCAAAAGGTTGATGAATGGCCGGGTGAAAGGTATAACGGTACGTCTGTTAGAGGTGGTGCAAAATATCTAATGAGTTCAGGTAAAATATCATCATACTTATGGGCGTTTGATATTAACACACTAATTAATACTGTGTTAAATGTTGGACCAGTCGTTGTTGGAACCAATTGGTATTATAATATGTTTTTTCCTAATAAAAATGGTTTAATTCGTTTAAGTGGACATATTGCGGGAGGACACGCTTATGTTATTAATGGAGTGAACACCATCACAAAACAATTTAGAATTAAAAATAGTTGGGGGAAAGCTTGGGGAGTTTCAGGACATGCCTATATAAGTTTTTCAGATATGAAAAGACTAATAATAGAAAGGGGTGAAATCTGTTTAGCAATAGAGAAACCTTTCTAATTACAACGTTAACCTTCGTTCCTTGTTAGACACCAATATTATCATAAGAATTTAAACTAACAAAAAAACTAAAGATATAAATAAAATCCTCCGAAGTTTTGGGGGATTTTTTGTTTTATAAAAGAGTTAAAGTAAACACCAACTATTTATTCAATATGACGCAAATTGAGATTACTGGAGTTTTTGGAGTTACATTACCGTATAATTTATATGTATGTGATGTCTATGGTAATCAATGTGTTTTGTTGGCAACTGTTAACGTTTCTGTACCACCCGCAATATCAATGTTACTACCTACACAATTTGATTCGGCGCCATCTGTTGGTGTTAAAATTATTGATTTTTTGGGGTGTGAGAAGTTTGGAATAATTTATTGTGGTTTAATCACATCTCTTAGTGATTACCAAAATGGGGAATCTTTTATTTTTATGGATGCAAATATTTATACAGTTGAAACCCAATAAAAACCAAATTATAAAAATATTCATATTTATACATATAGACTAATAAGATGCCGAATTATCAAAGACTGACCAAAAGACCCCAATCACTGATAGTATCGCCAGATGACATTGCACACATTGTTATTACGGGAGATACATTACAAAATCCTGCAAGTTCGTCATACAAATCAAGTATACAACAAATTGTGTATGAGTTATTACTTGGTGGTTTATTGGTTATTAGTGGTCAAAATATTTTTTCAGGAATTAATGGTGCGTTAAGAATAAGTGAGACTAATATATGAACGAAACAATTGTAATATCTAGTGCCAATTATGATGGTCAAATTGTTAATGTCGTATTTAAACCTGACAACAGTATGGATGCGATTAATTTAGGTGATGTATTATTACCTTTTTTATTTGAACCCGACTTATTAATACCCCCAAGAGAAATTTATGGGACTTACACTATTTTATCGGTTAATTCAGACTGTCCTAACTTCTTATCTGTTGCTAGACCAACACCGACACCAACACCGACACCAACAAATACACCAACAAGTACACCGACGGTAACGCCAACAAATACTCCAACACCAACTTTAGACCCATGTAAGGTTCCGACTCCAACCCCAACAGTTACCCCCACACCAACCAATACTCCAACCAATACCCCAACACCAAGTGCAACTTGTACAAATCCTTGTGGTTGTCCTAAACCAAGTAAAACTCCAAGACCAACCCCAACTTCAACTCCTACTCCAACATATAACCCTTGTGCAACATCTACACCAACACCAACACAAACACCAACAGTAACACCAACGCCTGTAACACCTACGCCGACACCAACAGTAACACCAACGCCTGTAACACCTACACCAACAAAAACACCAACAAATACTCCTACACCAACAAAAACACCAACAAATACTCCTACCCCAACAAATACATCAACACCAGGATTATCACCAACCCCAACCCCAACTAACACCCCAACACCTACATCAACCACAACTAACACCCCAACACCTACATCAACCTTAACACCAACTCCTACGCCAACAGTACCTCCAATATTTGCTTATGTGGTCCCTGAACCTCAAGACAATGGTGATTCATCAACATCGGTGTATAAATTAGGTAGTTATATGTATTACTTAAGTGATGGTGTTACTATAGATACTAATGTTGATTGGTATGGGTATAGTAGTGGTGGATGGGCAGACCCAACAAACCCTTACTATAGTTATATGATGGATAAGTATATTTCTTACTCAGGATTTACTTTAGGTTCTGATGGTAATTTTATGACACCAGTATCATCATTTAATGGATTGATTAAACAATCCCCTGGTGTAGGTACAGACGGATATGGATGTTCAATTAACCAATATACATTTGAAACTATTACAATTAGTACTTTAAATATAAACCCTAATGAATATTATTTTTATTCTGTGTGGATACCATTATCGGGTGTTGGGGGTGTTATGAATAATATGACAATAGGTGTTGGATATATGTCATACCCTTGCAGTTTTGACCTTTTATTAACTCCGGCAACAACAATTTCAACTACTGACATTACAGTAACTTCAGGGGCGGCAATTCCTGCGGGAGTTTACCGTGTATTATATTGTTCCGTATCAACTTTATTACCACCATCCACACCATCAACAAATAATTTTTATTTCAAAGGGGAGACTAAAAGTTAATTTTCAAATAATTATAATAAAAAAGATTTATGCCGTTTCCATATAAAAATCCATTAAACGCTCAACTTTTAATAGGGCCTTATACTGTCGCTAGAAATTCAGTACAAGGCACAGATTACAGTGTGCTTGGTATTGGTGGATGGATGGAAGTTGCTAATCTTAGAGACCTTTCATTAACTTTTGCGGGGATTGGGTTACAAACTTTATCTGCGAATACAATACCAATCAATATATACATTGGTAATGGAACACCATTTAACCCATCATACATTAATTTAAATTCGGACAATTTTTCATCAGGAAGAAGAAGAATTGGTATGATTGCTTATGTTAATGAAACAGGATTAGCATATCAATATCAGATTGATAATTATGAATCACTATGGAACGCAGCTACAGGCGCAACAGGTACGGTTACATTTAACCCTTATGACACCCAAGTTAAAAATAATAGTGTTGCAGGTCAAAATTTTATAAATGCGTGGACAGGTTCAACTATTGAAGGGGTATCAGGAACTACAAGAACAAATGCTAGATGGAGAATATTTCCTGAAGATTGTTGTTTAACAGGGGGAACTTATTTTTCGGCAACTAGTCAATTAGATTTATATAATAGTGATGGTACTACGGTAGTTGTTACAGGTATTACCGCATCAGGGGGTGGTTCAGGAACTTCAGGTTCAAGTGGGACATCTGGCTCAAGTGGTTCTTCAGGAACTAGTGGAACATCTGGCTCAAGTGGAAGTTCAGGTTCAAGTGGTGATAGTGGTTCTTCAGGAACTAGCGGAACATCAGGTTCAAGTGGCTCAAGCGGAAGTTCAGGGAATGACGGTTCTTCAGGAACTAGCGGAACATCAGGGTCTAGTGGTATTAGTGGGGTGAACGGTTCTTCAGGAACTAGCGGAACATCAGGTTCAAGTGGTTCTTCAGGAGATAGTGGTTCTTCAGGAACTAGCGGAACATCAGGTTCAAGCGGAAGTTCAGGTTCTTCAGGAACAAGTGGCTCAAGCGGAAGTTCAGGAAATGACGGTTCTTCAGGAACTAGCGGTTCTTCAGGAACTAGCGGAACATCAGGCTCAAGCGGTTCTTCAGGTGATAGTGGTTCTTCAGGAACTAGCGGAACATCAGGCTCAAGTGGAAGTTCAGGTTCTTCAGGAACAAGTGGCTCAAGCGGAAGTTCAGGAAATGACGGTTCTTCAGGAACTAGCGGAACATCAGGCTCAAGTGGAAGTTCAGGTTCAAGTGGTGATAGTGGTTCTTCAGGAACTAGCGGAACATCAGGTTCAAGCGGAAGTTCAGGTTCTTCAGGAACAAGTGGCTCAAGCGGAAGTTCAGGAAATGACGGTTCTTCAGGAACTAGCGGAACATCAGGCTCAAGTGGAAGTTCAGGTTCAAGTGGTGATAGTGGTTCTTCAG